TGTATATCACCGAGCTTCTGAGTTTTGCTCTAATTCCTTCCATTTGGTTTGGAAAGATTGCACTTGTTTGTGCTATGACCCTCTGGGCCATTTTCTTGAGTTTGTTAGTGGTTGGATGGCCACTTTTATTGGTAAGTATTTTGCCAGTCTTAGACTGGTTTTTGTTGATTCCCTTGATAGGTTTCCATTTACACTTGCTGCTGTTTTCTGCAGTGGTGATATTGATGTTTACCTTTAGGGTTTGGTTGAGGCGTGAAGTTGCTCTCATCAATGAGATTGGTGAAGAACAAGCTTTATGGACTGAACGTGAATTCAGTTTTGGCAGAATAGTGGGGACCAGATACTTTGTCACCACATTGTTGTTATCCAATTCCAGAGATTCAGGCAATCCCCTGTTGACCGTGGTCAAGGACAAAAAGATGGTGGAAGACCACCAATTGAATTTGTATGTTGTGTCTTCAGTACTCTGGTCAAGATTTGTGTTGTCTGTTGATAAAGCAGTCCAATACAGCCCATTGGTGTGGCATTTGGCCATTTTGTGGGTTTTGTTGAGATTAGTCAACCAGGTCAAGGTTGGAATTTTGAACTTGTTTGTGTTGTGGAGGTTTTACATAGCTAGCGTTTGGCTAGTTTTGGTTTCCTCCCCAACACAGTTTTGGTTCTTGTCCGGTTTGCTCTATAAACTACTTGACTTCGTTGCTCAACTTTTCAACCCATTATTGTGGTTGTACATTAAATGGACTGCCACTTACTGGATGACCTGGTTCGCCAATGTATTGGTTGAAGGTGAATTTGTGAGCCGCAAATGGGCCAGAAGGGAAGGTTTTGCCCCCGCCCGTGGCACAGGGAATGTGATTGGTGCTTTCTCTGGTTTTATGGCCCGTTTGTCCATTGTCATTTCAGACATTGGTTTGCCCTCCTACCTTCGTGGTAGTGTGGGTAGTTACAACAAAGGCACTATGGAAGATACTCTTGAAATGATGAAAGATCTTGGCTGGCCCATTAATGTTGAACTACAAAGCCCTTCCCACTTTGCGGAAAGGAGTGATTATTTTTCATGGGTGGTCACTGGAACCAACTGGCACCAAGGCATCCATTCCAGGAAAATGCAGGTTGATCATTTACTAGACCCACTGCGTGTCAAGGCAGTAGAATTTCGAAGGTCCGAAGAGTATGTGACTGAAGGAAATGAACTTGAGTCATTATCTCGTTATTTCAAGTCTCCTTCCTTTGATTTCCCTGACCTTGAGTTAGATGATGCATGGTTTCTGTTGGGTGACATATTCCGCCACTCCAGATTGACGCCTTTTAACTACATTATAAGAATGTGGGAAAAGAAACATGCTCTGGGAAGTTTTATGCGTGATCCAACTCGGCCTTGGAAGAAGCATTCGAGGAAAGATTTCATTAATTCAATAGGCTTCAAGGCCTTCAAGGAATTGTGGAGATCCACCTTTGAAAAAGCTCCACTTATGACCCCTGTGGCTCATGTTTCAGTGAAAGGTGAGGCTTTGCCGCCTAGAAAATGGATGTTTGACAAGGTGCGCACTGTCATCGGTGTGCCCATTGGCAATTATATAATGTCTACCATATGGAACTATCAGCCCAATCACAATTTTAAATGGCGCGAGACTCCCATCAAGGTGGGAATGCCTTTGAATGGGTATTGGATGAATAGAACTTATGAGGCACACAACAGATGTCAGCACCATTTTGCAGGAGACATGAAAGAGTTTGATTCCACTTTGACAGGTGGTGTTCTGGACATGATCAAAGCCATCCGGAAGAAAGGGTTTGAGGACCACAAAGATCGAGATAGAATAGCCGCGTTGATTGACGTGAACTATGATCAAGTGTCCAAGCAATTGCTGAATACCACATCCACTGGGGATGTGTATAATGATGGGACTGGTTTGACCACCGGTCACACTTCCACGTCCATGGACAATTCCATTGCCACTGTGGTCCTGTATTTGATGGCATGGAAGCAGCTCACTGGTCTTTCTGCCAAAGAATTTAAACATTATAATGAGTTATCTTGTTATGGGGATGACCACGTGCTGTCGTACTTGGCCACCAAGCCTGCTTCTTGGACTTTTGGTAACATTCAACATGTCATGGCTGGGTTTAACGTGACCATGTTGCTTGAAGCTTCTGGCAAGTTGAGTAATATTCCATTCCTCAGCAAGAAAGTGAGGTTTCCTAATGCTAGAGATCTCAAGGACTTCAAGGCAGCAGGGCTGAAAGACGTCACTCCAACGTTTGCTGTGTCACATGATCGGGAACGGTTGCTTGGAAAAGTCACGGCTTCTGTCAAGACTATGGATCCAGTGTATCGTTACAAGCGATTACTGAGCTACTTATCTTTGACTGCCCACCACCCTGACATTTATCAACAGTTGTCCAAGATCATGAAGAACACTGGGTCCTTGAAGAGAGCAGCTAGCAGCATGAAAATGCCAGTGCCGTCCTATGAGAAGGTGCTCCGCGATTGGTACAAACCTGATGCTAGGTTTGTTGTGAATGACATAGATGATGATTTTGATGAGCTGAAACCAGACAACAACATCATATCTTATGGCACTGTGTCATTGTGGGACAGTTTGATGGGGGGTTTTGCTCTCATTCCTGACATGGTCAATCCCACACTGTTTAATTTTGGCCATGTTAGAGCTTTACAAAGTCAAATGGCAAGGGTCACTTCCTGGCCAATGGACCTAATGGCTCTTCAGAATGGCGCCGTGGGGCCAGCTGATCTTCAAATGATGTTGGCCAAAACATGTTATGGTTTTCTTGATCCCTCCATTTATGTTCAAATGTCAGGGAGTCCGAATTTTTCCTCATTGCTTGTGAGGCATTGGATGTACATGTGGTATGTTGAAAAGATACGGCCTAATAGGTCATATTCTCTTGTGTCAACTCTTTCAAAGAAAGTTTCGGCATTATCTTTTATGATCAATGGCAAAGTCCACATGGAAGCCCGAGTCGGTTACACTGCCTTCTTGGATGTGTTTGTGGTAGGACTTTTGGGGTTCATCAGTTTACCGCCTTTGTTTGAATGGATATCTGCAATTTGGTTGCCGAACTTTTCAATGTGGTTAGACCGACTTATGTACAGTGTGTACGCTAAGTTTTGGACATCACTTCCACCTAATTACAATGATGTTGGCATTTTCCTTGATTCACTTTGGGAGAAGGGCTCCAATTTTGTCCTGTCGGCACCAACAGGCACTGGCAAAACAACTGCCTTTGTCAGATACTTGGCCCTTAGAGAGGGGTCCCGATATGACAAGATCATTGTGATAGAACCTCGTAGCGCCATAGTGAAAACTGTGGTGCCTTACGTCACTGGTGTGATGAATCTTTCTGCCAGTGGTTTGACAAGTGGCATGATCCTTGATGAATCCAAGAAAATTTGGTATATGACTGCCCAGGAATGGTTATTGCACCCTTCTTGGCATAAAAAGAATTTTCTTGTCGTTGTGGATGAATGCCACATTTCAGAACCTGCATATGCATTGATCAAGATTGAACTCATCAAATTGAGGGTGAAGACAATTTTTGCTTCTGCTACTCCACCCAACAACTTGATGACACTGCCAATCATTGAACTCAATACAGCAAAAATCTGGCGGGTTTTCCGGGTTAATCATGAAAACATGGAAGCCAGAGGGTCTAGACAATGTCTAGACGACTTTAGGGACCAAGCCATTTCACTTGTTCATTCTTTGCCTTTGTCTTCTGTGTCACTGGTCTTTGTGACCAGTGTTGGTGAGGCTTTGTCAATGAGTGGCAACATTTCACGGAAATGTGTCATTTTGAGTGCCTCATCAGACCTGGGTGATCTTGCAGATGCACAAGTCATTTTGGCCACATCTGTTGCGGATGTTGGTGTCACCCTTCCCAATGTCGACACTGTGATTACGCCTGACATTGGCTTCACTTTGTCCCATTCTCTCACTGAATCCTCAAGGCGATTTTTCAAGTTGAGTGATGCTGCTCTCTTGCAACGGTCTGGGCGCACCGGCCGAACCAACCACGGCACATGCCATGTGTTTAGGTACCCCAATTCAGGATTGGATTTTTCCTCTAACACACTTTCATCAGAGAGTAGTTTTGTTGAATTACTCTCGACTGGTGTGCCTATGGTTTATTTGGAAAAATATTGTAAGAAAGCCATGATCCATGCATTCGGCATAGAGGACAAGGAAGAACCATTACAGTCCAAAATGCTTGCAGGCATTACTGAGCAACTTTCTCAGTACAGGACCCAATTGGCACCTGTCATAAAAGAGAGGGCTGAAATAATGGATCTGGTAACCAACACAGGCGAATCGCCTGCAAATATAGGCAACTACTTTTCCATGTTGGATCCAAGTAGGAATAGAGACATTTTAGAATTGATAAGGGAAGAACTTCCTTTAATATTGTTGTATGGCAAACAGTATTTTGTTTCTGGTCAAGAAAAAGTTGACCTCGAAGAAGCTATCAACAAGTACACGAAAGAGAAATCAAAGAGTGCACTTGGTAATATCTTTTCAAAATTTTCGAATATGTCCTAGTGCCACCCCTGATGAGCGGACACGAAACCTGTTTGGCAGGTCGGGAAAATGGCTGATAAATCACCCCCATCACCGGTCTTGCCGGAAGAGAACCGTAGGTCATTGCCTATTTCGGTAGCCCCACCTTCATCAGTGGTTTCTACTTCTATCATGGTCAAGGAACGCCTTGACCGACTAATTAGTGAGCATGTCCGTACTGGAAGCTTTAAAGGGAAAACCATTGTCATGATTGACACAGAGGAATGGGATCGAATCAAAGAAACCATTGACTCTATCCATGAATCCTCCGACACTCCGACTGTGCCAGTTGCAACATTGAATGACCTAATGATGCAGCTGAACACTGTGAAAATGGAAAAAGATCGCCTTGTTAATGCAAGCAACAAGTTCGCAGTGCAGGAAGGCATCCTCAAGAAAGACATAGCAGCTGCTAAATCTGCTCTTGACAAAGAGCAGAAATCATTTGTGGATTTTAAAGCCAAGGCTGAGTCCACAAAAGCTGAACTTGTCAAACAAGTGGCGCAATTGAGGAAATCACAAGATTCCACCAATGCTGGAATTGCCAGCGCCAAGAAAGCCAAGGATTCCTCTGCTCTGGAAGAGTTGTCAGAATTGAAAGAAGTGAACGCTAAAATGATCACTAAACTGAACAACGAGCTTCAAGAGCTGAATTCTGCGGTGAAAGCAGAAAAAGAAAGGAAAGCCAAGCTCGAAGACAAGGTCACACAACTTGAGGTTGATCTCAAATATGAGAAAACTAAACTTCGTGTTGAGTCTGGCATGCCTCCCCCGCTTCCTGGCACAAGTTCTTTTGCAGCTGCCCACTAAAGGCAGGATCAGCAAATGTCAATCTTGTCAATGTTGCTTTTTCAAATTTGTCCAAAGCATCTCGTGCTTTGTTAGCTGAAAAAGAGGATTCTGAAGACAAGGATGTTCGAAACAGACTTTATTGGTTGACTCGAGCACTGAATGCCTCAAAACATGCAGTGTATAAACCATACAAAGTTGTTTTGACTGGCATAAGCAATGAAGTGAAATTCATTTCTTACAATTCTCGTCGACAATTCCTTCCTTTTATTGAGGCAGTTGAAAGATCCCTGCGCCCTGAAGGAGCGCCTTTGACAGAAGCTGAGATGACCACCATTTTGTCCAAAATAGACAATAAAAGGTTGATTCTCAACTCTGATTTCCAAAGCAAGGGCTATCGCACCTTGCAAGATTTGTTAGATGCAGACAAGGACTTCAGTGATTTTGATGATGTGAAATCGTCAAATAACCTGGTCGGCATCTTGAAATCTGAACATGGTGTGAAGCGTGATGCTGCCGCCAAGGCATGGTTCATCAAGGATTGGTTTAAACAGACCAATGATGGTAAAAAGAAAACCGGGGGTTTTTCCAAGGATTTCCCCCCTCTTGGAGGAGATGAGCCTAAAAGCTCATTTCACAAGGTCATGGAGTGGTTTAATTCTGTTAAATCCAAATTGCGTAAATCTTTAGTCAAGAAACTTGAAAAGTCAAGTTTCAAGATGAGGAAATACCATCGATTGAGCCAAGGAAACTGGTTCCAACGGTTGTTGGCAATCCCCTATTCTTGGTGGCTCACCTTGTGGTGATCACATTGACTGAATCTTGTCTCTACCCAGTTTAATGTTAGGAAAATATATTTCTTGGGCAAAAGCTAAACTCTCTCTGGAGAAAGATGAAATCACTGGTGATTATGTGTATGGATCCCTTATGAGGCAATTTCATGACCTCAAGGACAAATACCCACAATACTTCAAAAATCCTGTCAAAGCCGTAGGCTCTGACATTTCAAAGTGGTGGTCCAATCATCCTCAAACGAGGTTTTTGTT